ACTCAACCAACTTCAGGAGTGTGTGTAATGTGGAACTTAGAAGGTATGCGTGTTAAAGGTCTTTATCTTAGCGGTGATGTACCCGTTACCGGTAAAGTAACCCTCAGTCGTGTTGAGTACGGCGGTAATGTATCTCACCACGTTAAGCTCGACAAAGGCTTTCAGTGGAGAGGTTCCACTAAAAAGGTTATTGTCAGTCGTGAGGCTGGTGATGTTGTTATTGTTGACCACAAGTATATTACAGAGGTGCGTGACTAATGTTGATTCTAAGTAATGGTGTTGCCCAAGAAATGTTTTCTTGTCATTTAGAACTAATCGAGTTTCTCGGCGAAGAAACTTTCAATGCAGTTCTCGAGGGCTATCATTCTCAATTCACCTTGTCGTATGTACCTATTACATAATTAAAAGATATGCACCCTTAGCTCAGCTGGATAGAGCAACGGCCTTCTAAGCCGTGGGTCAGAGGTTCGAATCCTCTAGGGTGCGCCAATATAAGTAGTAGTATGTTTAATAGAATAGAAATTGATTTACCTAAACCAATTGCAGTAAATACGCCAGAGGGACGTTTTTACGAAACACCTGATGGTAACAGATATCCATCAGTTACGACTCTTATGGCATATAAGTCTAGAGAGTCTATTGCTGCCTGGAGAGAAAAAGTAGGAGAGGAAGAAGCCAATAAAATAAGCAACCAATCTGCTACAAGAGGCACAAAGATACACGATCTTGCTGAAAAATATTTACTAAACGAAGATTTGAATACTGACAATCTAAGTTTGTTAGATATGCAGATGTGGAAAAATTTAAAAACAGAAATAAATGATATTGATAATATTCACGCAATTGAAGATCCTCTTTTTAGTAATTACTTGCGTCTCGCAGGTAGGGTTGATTGTATAGCCGAATATAAAGGTGTGTTGTCAGTTATAGATTTTAAGACTTCTAGAAAGCCTAAACGTAAAGAATGGATTGATGGATATTTTATGCAGTGTTCGGCATATGCTATTATGTTTGAAGAAATGACTAAGATACCTGTACCACAAACCGTTGTAATGATGACAGTTGAAGGTGATGATCCTCAGGTGTTTGTGGAAAAGCGTGACAATTATGCTGACCAGTTGTTGGATTTGAGACTAGAATATGAGCGTCACTATAGATTGGAAAGGTAAAATAGGATACGGTGATATTATATCACCCATTTGTTATGCTCACAATCAGGCCGACAAACTAGACACTCCTGTAGTTTTAAATTTTCATTTCAACCATTCTCCCGGAACAAAATTTAAAGAAAAAGATGCTGAAACAATAAATGATCGAGTGTCTTTCATTACCAAACACACAGAAGCTAGTCATAACTCTGTTACAGTGAATCAGTATTACAACAGCAAACTTGATGTAGATCACACTAACTATTCTCATCATCCTATTAGTTATCATAATTTAAGATTTTCTAGTAAGTATAAATGGCAAGGTGCACAGAATTATGTTGTTTTTATTACTAGTACCAATAATAAAAAACAATTCTCACAATATGCTAAAGGAAAACAATGGAAAGATCCTATGTCAGGTAAGTGGGAAAACTTTGTGAAGGATATAAGTAAACAATACAATGTAAAACTGGTACACTATGAAACTCCTATTAAAGAGGCGTGTAAATTAATTTCCAATGCAAAAATAGTTGTTGGTTATCACGGTTCTGCTATGTGGTTGGCTAGATGGATAGGAGCACCTATGATTGTGTTCTCTTCAAGAGACTTTACTAAAGAAGTATTTCCTTGGTGTGTACACAACCCAGAAAATTTTGATTTATTATTTGCCCTTGGCAAAAGTTTAGATTTAAAAAGCAAAACGTTAAAAAAATATAATAGGTATATGATAGAATGATTTATATAGGATACGATCCTAGAGAACAACAAGCATACGATGTTTGTGAGTTTTCTATTACTCAGAGAAGTAGTTTAGAAGTACGTAAACTGTTTACAGAAGAAATGGATTTCTATGACAGAAACACTGGAGAACCTCAGTCTACAGACTTTACCTTTTCTAGATTCTTTGTGCCATATATGCAAAACTATGAAGGGTATTCTATATTCGTTGATTGTGATTTTTTGTTTTTAGATGACCCACAAAAGCTGATTGATATTGCAAAAAAAGATAGCAGTAAAGCAGTTTGGGTTTGTAAACACCCACGTTATATACCTAATACTGTAAATAAAATGGATAATATACCTCAAAACTCCTATGAAAAGAAAAATTGGGCTAGTTTGATGGTATTTAATAATAGTCATCCGGATTGTAAAAAATTAACACTTGAATACCTAAACAATCACACACCGGGATTAGACTTTCACCGTTTTAAATGGACAGATAATGTAGGCAGTTTACCCCTTGATTGGAATTGTCTTGATGATTATTATCATTTGGACAATCCATCTGCAATACATTATACCGATGGCGGGCCTTGGTTTGAGGAATATCAAAACACTTTTTATTCAGAGTTGTGGAAAAATGAACAAAATTTCTTGACATCTGTACAAAAGATTGTTAATATAAATATGAATAATAAGGAGTAAGATATGAAAAAGCTACTTTTGTTAGGACTTGTTTTACCAACTTTAGCTTTCGGTCAAATTACAGTGGTGTCCGAAGAGCCTAGGATGATAACTGTATATCAAAAACAGTGTGAACTTAAACCTGTTGTTGTAGACTACAGAACTGGTAATGGTATTGTGGGTGGTTTATTGGGCGCAGCGGTAGGTAGTCAAGTCGGTGGAGGTTCTGGTAGAGATATAGCTACTGTAGTAGGAGCAATCACAGGAACTAGTATTGCCAGAGCTAGAGCCGAAAGACGAGAGAGAATAGAATATAGAAATATTTGCCACGAAACTCCTGTACAGGTACCAGCCGGAAAGATAGTAACCTTTAGTTATAATGGAAAACTGTTTACACAGGTATTTGAAAACTAATTCGTTGACGTAAGAGATAGGAAGTTTGGACAGGGGTGCAACTCCCCTCGCCTCCACCAATAAAACATATGGGGGCGTTTTAGATTCGACAGACAACTGAAGGCTTACTGAGAATCGTCAGAGTAGACGTAAAAACTAAACTTAAAATAAACGCAAACGATGACGTTTACTCCTTAGCAGCATAGGCTAAGTGGGGTATGGGCTCCACCTTATAATCAAAAGGGCCCACTTTACTAGGAGATTGTATGAAAAAGTTTATACTTTTAGCAGCAATAATATTAGTAGGTTGTGGTAGTGATGATGAACCTGTGATAACAAATCCGTTAGTAGTTACTATTGACATTAACACCGGAATCAGTTATAATGAAGTAGAATGTTTAGCACAGAACATTTACTTTGAGGCTCGTGGTGAGCCTACACAAGGACAAATAGCAGTGGCATATGTTGCACTGAATAGAAAAAAGGATGAAAGATATCCGAATACATTGTGTGAGGTTATCAAACAAGGTCCTATTTCTATTTGGTTTCTAACAGAGAAGAACAAAGTAGTTCCATTGCGTCACAAGTGCCAATTCAGTTGGTGGTGCGACGGCCGTAGCGACACAATAAACGATATGTGGTCGTGGGGTCGTGCAATGGACGTAGCTGCAGGTGTTATAAATGGTAAGTATGAAGACCCAACAGGCGGTGCTTTGTGGTATCACAACACAGAAGTAAATCCTATTTGGAACAAACAGGTAGTATATACTACTAAAATCAATAAACACATATTTTATAATTGATGGAGTGATTTTAAGTGTTGGAAGTAATGGTAAATGATTTTATGTCAGACAACCCAAAGACAACAGATGTTTTTTTAATAACAAAAAAATGGAAAACAAGTTCTCAGTTTTCACAATTTATAGAGAAAAAAGCAGCAATAGATAAATCTACTTGCATAGACGTTTTGCTAGATTATTGTGTAAAAAATGAAATAGAAATTGAAAGTGTAAACAAACTATTGAGTTCTAGTTTAAAAGAAAAATTGGAAGTAGAAGCACAGGATCTCAATTTACTTAAGGTGAAATCAAATAAACTACCTTTTTAATATGGAACCCTTTGAAGTATACAAACTTTATTTGGCACTTAAACTACACTTTACTACAGACTCTTATGATATTACAAAACATAAAGGGGCTGTTCGTGGTAAGAAAGAAACCTTCCTTAAAAGAAAAGATCTCACTTCTATTCGTAAGATAGCACGTGATTATAAAAAGAAGGAGATTATAGATTTGCTTGTTGCCAACTTTGTGTCAGGTAATAAGTGGGGTGGTATTTTTGATGAATTTTGTATAGATAATTATAAAAAGTTCTTGACAACAAAGCAAAGAATGTTATATAATTTAGATGTAGACTTAGATAACATAATTTTTAGAATGGAAAAAGATGATGTCAAGTCTGCAACAAATGAAGGATCACATCCACTAATCTTCAAGATGTTTATGGGTGGGGATATAAAAATTGAAACACTTGTTATTATGGAAAAATTATATCCTTATATTGAAGATTACTCAAACGACTTTGTTCTTGAGGACACTTGTCGTTTGATAAAGAAGTATAAGCCCTTTGTTCAATTTGACAAAGATAATGTTAAACAGAGATTTGCAGGTAAGTTTGCACAATGTCTAAATCAGTAAAGAACCGTAAAACTGAGGAGAAAAAAATTCACAAAGTTGGTAAACAAAAACCAGCTCGTGAACTAGATCAGGCTTTACGGCGTATAAATAGAATTGAGGATCTGAAAGATTTAGATGATGTCCTCAATTATACAAAAAGCATAAATTAAATATAACGCAATATATCGCACATACGGAGAATACATATGTCATTCAATTCACTATCTGACCTAAGAAAAGCTCGTGGTAACTTTGACCAGTTAATGAAGGAAGTCGAAAAACTCGATGCTCCTCAA